AAATTGGCGATCAGCTACATCAGGTTCCCAATCAACAACTTTAGTTTTCCCCTTTATTTTATTTATTGTTCTGTATTGTTCGGGTGACACAGCTATGTCACTAGGTGGTGACACAGCTATGTCACTAGGTGACAAATTGTCACTAGGGTTGGTTCGTAATGGTTCAATATGGTATCTATTGGTTCGGTTTGGACTTCTATCAACGCTGATTAGCCCCATTTCGGTCAATGTTTGAATTTTGCGCTTGACTGTTCTTTCACTGCAATCAGCCGCAATTGCCAGCCATTTTATGCTCGGCCACGCCACATTATATTCATCGTTATAACGGTCACAGATGCCGATCAGCACCAGCTTGGCAGTGCTATCGCCAAGTGACTGTTCCAATGCCCAAGATACTGCTTTAATGCTCATCGTGCAAAATCTCCAAAGTTAAAGCCGCATAACCAATAATATCCAACAGGCTATCGGCGTGGCTGCATTCGCTGTTTGCCAGACGTGACAGCTTCATAGCGATCATCATCGCGCCGAATTGTTCCGGCGTTACATCCTTGCCGACCACCATTGACATCATCTGGCTTGTTTGCGTCCAATTCTTTCGCAGATCGCCATATGACGCACCGCGTTCATTTAATATTAGCTGCACTTTCTCCAGTGCTTCAGATCGTTTCATTTAATTCCCTTATCATATGAAATTCAGAAATTGGCACTTCGGCCATCAACCCATAATCGCGCTCAATACCGCGATCCCGTCTGCCACCAATCGTGGTGGCAAAATCCACTTTAAAGCTGCAAGCCCCAATATAATCAGTCCAGCGCACTATTAGAAACGTGGGAATGCCGGTTTCAAATGCAACTTGCCGCGCATACATCATTTTGTGTAAATGGATCAGTGACGTTCTAAACCTGTCACGCGGGAACGTGCGACATTTCACTTCGGCAAACGCTTCGATCTTGCCTTGCCTAGTTAGGGCAAAATCAAGCTGACAATACTGCGGCAGTTTAACCGGTTCGCATTTCCACGCTGTACCGATATCAGCAATCGTCAGCAACTCCATCTTCAGATTGTGTTCTGTTTCCATTTTCCACTCCTGTATGGATCATCTTGCAAACCGGACAAACCCACCTATCCGGCTCGATTTCAACATAGCTGCGGCATTTCGGGCATCGCCCTTGCTCATAAAGCCGCTGAAACTTGCCATCACCCTTTTGGATCATTGAAATAACCCCTTGGGAAAAACGGTATGACGTTTTCGCGGCTGCGGGTGTATGCAATAAAATCAGCCCTAATCACGCCTAAAGGCTCAACGCCGTTATCGGAATTGCGCGGCAACACACGCACCTCAACGCCCGTTTTGCTTTTGAAGATTTCGACCGTCAAATCTTTAACGTCAATCCACGTTTCACTTGAGATCATCACATATTCGCGGTCGCCCACTGTGTCCATATTACGCCCCATTTGACAATATTTCCCTTATTACATAACAAGCTGTGTCAATATCCATTTCGCACGCCATACGCCAATCGTGCTGTTCTGCAATGTCACCGGCTGGCACATATTCAGCCAGCAAGGTCAACGCTTGCACTGGCATCCGCACGCGGGTTTTTTGCCGGTCAAGTCTATAACAAAGCATCGGCATCTTGCCATCGCCAGCAATAGCCGCTGCGGTGCAAACTTGATCCCACCAATCACCCGACACGCCGGATTTATATCGCTTGCATTCAATAACGAATGGAAAATTGCAATCTTCAGTGCGTAAATCGCCAAGATGCTTTTCCCGCGTTTGATCAAGTTCACGCACAAAATTCAAGCCAAGCTGTTGAAACAACTCGTTTGCAATTTCGTATTCGTAACCGCGACCTTTGTTTCTTGATTTGCTGCCAGACATAGTTGCCCCCGTTTCAGTTGCCCCTATCCTTGCCGATCAACCGGCATTATGTAAAGCAAAAAAATAACTGTTGCGCTTTGGGAACGATCTGCGCTAGTGTGTTCCTATGAAAAAACGGGAAATCAGTGAATTGTGGAAAACCGCAGGGTTTAGCCATTTATCGGCCAGCCAGCTATTACGCACGCCAGCAAAATGGATATTCGATTATCTGCATCTAACATCAGACGAACGCCGCGATGTTGGCGTTGGTGAACGTGCCGCTATAGGTACGTCAGTGCATACGGCGGTTCAATCTATAGTGTGCCACGGGGCTGATATTGATGAAGCAATTGAAGCTGCGCAGATCGCTTTTGACTTTCACCCAGCCGATGAAGATGATGTGCTGCGTGTGAAATTTCGTGAATGTATCCCAGCGATGGTGCATCAAGGCGTGAATATTTGTGTAGAAAACGGGTTCACCGGCGCGATTGATGAAGAACGCATTGAATGCTGGTTGGATGATGTGAACGTGCCGATCTTGGGATTTGTCGATTTGCTGGTTGAAGGGTCGATGTTTGCTGAAATGAAAACCAAAGCACCGCGTAAAACAAAGCTGTTGAAAGACGGATCGCAAGGGTGGGCAAAAGCGACACTGCCTAAAAAGCCGGAGTTCGCTCACATATGCCAAGCTGCGATTTACTGGCACGCTTTGCGCGTCACGCCGTCAATCATCTACATTGCAGAACACGATGCCGTTATCTTTAACGCCTACAATTGTGAAGAACTGCAAGCAGACGGCATCAATCACGCGCTGAATGAAATGCGCCAAAAAGCATTGATCCGACAAAACCTGTTGACCGTTAGCACCGACCCAAAGGTGCTTGCATCCATCACCGACCCAGACTGGGGTCATATGTACCAATGGAAGATGAAACAAGAGTGGCTTGAAAGGGCAAAAGAGTTATGGAAAATCTAAAACTGCACGCGGCGTTGGCCGATGTTAGAAAAGCGGCTAGTGTCGGCAAGTCTGGCAAAAATCCTATGTTTAAAAGCGAATATTCAACGCTTGGTGACGTTCTGACCGCGCTGGATGTGCTGCCCGAATACGGGCTGTCATTCGCACAATATTTCCAAGATGGTGCGCTGGTGACGACTGTGGTGCATTTGGAAACCGGCGAAAAGATCAGTAGCTTTTTGCAGATCAGCCCAGAAAAAGACACGCCACAATCATTCATTAGCTGCGTGACATATTTCCGCAGGGCAAGTTTGTTGACGATGTTCGGATTGAATAGCAATGACGATGATGGTAATCTCGCAAGTGGTTCTGGCGCGTTTCCCTCCCGTGCGCAGCCTAAACCAAAGAGGCCAGTCGCTGCATCCACTCCGGCGGCTGGCCTCGCCTCCAACGATGTTTTAGCTGAAAAATTAGATGCCTGTAAAAGCGTGCGTGATGTTAACGCGCTTTACACAACGCTGTATGGTGCCAGCGGCATAAAAGCACCGGAAGATCAAATTGCAATGTTTAGCAAACGGAAGGAAGAACTGCAAAATGACTGAATATGACAACACTAATCGCGGCGCGATCTTTAAGAACAACGACAAGACCGCCGATAACCAGCCGGACTACACCGGCAAGATAAATGTGGATGGCGTTGAAAAGCGGATTGCGCTGTGGATACGCGAAAGCGCGGCGGGCAATAAATATATGTCAGCTTCGATCAGCGATCCTATGCCGCCAAAAGAACAGGATGCGCCACGCGCAGAACAGATGCAGCCTTTAGCAGATGCGATCCCGTTCTAAAAAAAAACCAACCTATGCACCGGCCTCAAATGCACAAGGTCGGTGCGTATGGTGCGACAAGACCCTGCGCTTCAGCGATCCCGATTGGATCGTGGATGGCGCAAAACAAATTCTGCATCTTGGATGCTTTAGGGAAAGATTGGATATTTTAAATGCAAATCGAAAAGAACGTGCCGATCCCACCAGCGGGTCGCAGCAAGATCGAAATCATCAATGATATGGAAATTGGTGATAGCGTGCTTTGCGAAACATATGAACAGGCAATGTCATTGCGTGACGCGCTGCGTTATCGCGGCCTAAAATACACCACCCGCAAAATGGATGGCAATGGTTGGCGGGTATGGCGGCTGGAATAGCCGCCTTGCCTATTTCTTCGGACGTTGCTGGAAACTCTCAACAACGCCGCCGCCAAAGTAAAAGCCCAGAATGATCAGCATCGCGTAATTAATGCTGAATTGTTCCATAACCTTTGTGACCGCATCTGGATCGCCTTGACCGCTAATTGTCATTGCCAGAACCAGCACATAACTGCCTAGAAACGTGATCCCAAACATCAAAGCAAGATAACGCTGCGCGATCTTAAACGGCGCATATGCACTCATCAGATCAATCTTTGCTTTGCTTTTAGCGGCAATCGCTTCTTCATCGCTGGTGTGCATATCGTCAATCAGCTTCATCCCTTGCTGAATAACATCACCAGACCCTAATATTTTTCCCAATACCGCTAACATTTTAATAACTCCAGATGTTAGGCCGTGGCGACCCGCTGAACGTGTCCAGATGCACAAAACGCGCACTGCCCTTTTGCGACACGCCAATGCCAGTAAAGCCTAGTTGGAAAGCCAGTTTCATTATTTCATACGCTTGCTGCCCATTGCACGCTATATCGGCTGCACATCCCCTTGCGTGGGTTGACAGCTTGCCGGTCGGCTTTGACGCTTCAATGCTGTGTTTCGGGCTTCTATAGCCGCTGGTGATCGTCATCGGGTTGCCATAAACGTCACGCAGTTCTTGCATCTTTTTCATAAATGATGCCGACATTTTGCATTCGCCGGTTTCACTGCACGCAAATTCTTCTTCGCTAAAATTAGGATATTTTTCCCAGTTCATCTTCTCATCTCCAAAACAACAGCCAGCGTTTTATTCCAGCTTTCACGTTCCGCATCTTCTGTGAAGCGCGTTGGCGACAAGCGCATACTATATTGCCGTACTGCCGTAATCGGCAAGAACAAGCACCGTCTGGCATTGGGTGAAACAAGGCACAAAACATCGTAATCATCTTTCGTTGGTAAATGTTTCGTTTTGCAGCCGTGACCAAGCTGAAAATGGTGACGCGCAGATTTATGATGACCAGACAAAGCCAAACTCGCTGTCTTAATCTGACAGCGTAGAAATGTCTGATCAGAGAATGCCAGCGCATCAATTCGATCCATTGGGCAATGCGTTGCTTTCCAGCCCATAGACAAAATCGCAGACAGAGCAATGTGTTCCCCCATTAAACCAATTGTTGTGGCACTAAGTGACAATTACACCAGCCGTTGCTGTTAACACGCCGATAAACAGCCCAATGATAACCACAACCAGCCCGACAGCAATAGCCCCTATTTTGAAATTTTCAAACATCTCTTGCTGGCGTTCGCGTTCTATCTTGCGCTGCGCCGCTTGCGCTTCTTTGGCTTGCTGGATACGCTTTTGCCGTTCTGCCAGTATAGCTGCCCAAGTGCCGTGACCAAAACGAAAGTCAACCATTCGCGCAACCTCAGCAACCTGTTCCGCTGCCAGCTTTGCGTCAATCATTTCCTTTGCAACAGACTGCACGCCAAATTGATCAGCCAGACCCATACCGCCCTTTTTGTTGCTGGCTTCCTGCACCTGTTTTTGGCCGGTAAACATCGCATCAATCTGACCGGCGATTTGCCCGATATCTTGCGCGGTCGATATGTTGCTTTTTATAAAGTCAACGCTGCTTTTAAGAAGCGCGATACCCGTCAAGGCGGTTGAAATTGGTTCCATTGGTAAGCTGCCCCTTTTTTAAAGGCTGACACCGCCATTTAGTCGGCATCAAGTTTGCGATACTCCCAATGTCCTTAGCCATAATCATAGCGCGGGATCGGCAAGCTTCCCGCGTTTCACTGTAAATAAATGAGTGGTATTCTGTGCAATCAGTCGGTGCGCCTATAACGCAAGCTAGAACGATTGCTTTAAACATCGTCTGATCGGCCAGTCAAAAACTTGATGGTGTCAGTTTCCCACAACCTAACACAGACCCAAGCCAAACTAAGCAAAGCGGTTGCTTCCGGCACAATATCCATCATCGCTGTGACGGTGACGCTGCCAGCGGCAACATCAAAAATAAC